AATTTACAAATGGTGGTAGCTTTGATCCTAACACCAAGCGCATACTGATCAAGTCAGGCACAACTACAGTGGCAAAGATACTTGAAGACTTGGGTCAAACACTGATGAGCATCTACACTGTACCTGCGGGCTACACAGGATATTTGATGCGACTTGATGTCACAGCAAGTGGCACAGCAACAGGTAGTTTCAAATTGTTTGCTCGTCCAGGAGGCGTAGGCTCGTTCCAACTCAAACACGTTGCTGAAGTAAATGGTGTAGGCGGACCGTATCAGTTGGAGTATCCTATTCCACAATCATTTACAGAAAAGACTGACATTGATGCAAGGATGCACACTCTATCCAATAACGGTAGCTATACCTGTACATTTGATATCCTACTGGTAGATAATAGTGCAGGCGTTCCATAAAAGATTAACCCCCGAACTAGTGGAACTAGAACGAGGGTTGCTAACTATTACTTGTTATTACAGGGCTATGCCCCAAATGTGCTTGTTATAATTGTTGTATTGTTATTTATTTTTTGTGCCGCTTACAAACTCATAGAACTTGTTAGCAGTTTCTAGTACAGAATCAGCACCAGGAACTTCCGGCATAGTAACGGTTGTTACAACTTCATCACCTTCTTTGGTAACAGCAGTTTCAAACTGACCAAGTTTGGCGTGATAATCCTGCCATACATTGTTCTGTGCAAACTCCAGCACTTTGGTGCGTAGCTCATAACCGTTCTTGTTTGTTTTAATTTGCGGCATAGCAGCCTTAAACATCTCAGCCATTTCCTGAGTCTGCTTCATGATTTGCTCGCCATATTTGGTATCTACTGACATAATTTTCTCCTTGTGTGTATGTGTGTAGTGTTACTAATGTAACAGAGTATTTAGCGTTTGTCAACTACTAGATTTGTGCAATTGACAAACACATTATTGTAAGGGTAACAAATGCTAGTGCATATGTTGCTACATCTTCGCAGAGTTGCCCGTCACAATCTTTTAACTTACTGAGTAAGCGTGTCATAATATTCTCCATGTGTGTGATGTGTGGTGTTACTTTAAGTAACTTACTTATTGTAACACCTTTATTTATCACGTCAACTGTATTTGGAGACTTTTTAAGAATACAATGCGTGTTTGTATTCGCTGATGCGTTGTGCTTCTTTGTACAAACCTTTGTTGCGCAGTTGATGAATAGCCATGCAATATGAACGGTATTCCATTGCTTTTAAGAATCTATCCCACATTAGCCGTGTTCCTTCAACATAAGTGCTTTAGCCTCATCCTGATAGCCCATGCGTGACAATTCTGCCGCTGCTCTTGCTCTACCTGCTGACTCACCAAATGCAACTATTGCCATAAACACAGCAATACAGCCTTTGCCGATTGCTTTGAAGATTGTTGGAAGTGGATTTTGAAAAGTTGGTTGTCTAAATGCTACAGCCATTATACCCACCCTCTTAGATTAGCGTTCTCGCGAACTGCTTTGATATCAGCTGTACCGTGTGCAACTGAATAAATGTCACCGCGAGTAAGACCCATGTCGTTTAGCTCACGATTGGATAGTGCTGATAGTTCTCTTATTGTTTTTTTGATTTGTGCTCTTTCGATGCGTTTTGCGTTTAGCTGTTTAAGCCAGGCTGCAAAGCCGTTCATGCCGAATGTGTCGGCTGCCATTATAATTGAAGTCATTAACTTCTCCTTTTAGTCTATATGTGTGTGTAAATCTAAGGTTCATCACGTACCCTGGTCTCTTCCAGCGTCACCTTTTTATGGCATAGGACATGCCCTTCATTTTTTACAAGCTGAAGACGCTTGCGGTTAAAAGATAGTACAGTCTTACTGCACTATCTCTTATATTTATTATATACTAACGTATGATTCGACGAAAGTATACCATTATTTTTGCATTGCCGCAATGCATTTTTTGCATGGCTTATACTGTGATGTTGCGAACGTCTATTCTACGTCCATACCTCATACAGTCCATAACATATGCTTGGTCAGTCTGTTTAAATTCAGTCTTAACGTATGTTTCCATACCAGTTTCTCTTAGGGTTTTGTTTGATCGTGGTAATGTGACCGCAGCCATCATTACACGACCAACAGCGTTTGCTAAATTGATCATTGTTTTCTCCAATTGTAATGATGCTTTTTGACGCGAGCGCGAGTTGTGCTACCAACTACTCAGGTCGAGAACTAATCTTGCCCAACTATTTATATTAAAACCATTTGACACGGTGATTATTGATGTTACAATAAATAATTGGACGAGCACACGTCGAGCTTGTCACCAACGTGAGCGACAATGTTAAAGTTGTCAAGCAGAGGAGAAATAAAATGGACGCACTCACCCTATGGAGCCTTGTGGGCTTCTTACTTGCCGCCTATGCGGTTATTGCAAATGATTCAGTACAGACTCTCGGTACTTGGATTGCATCAAACAATGAGAGATTCAACTGGAAGATTATGTGGGCCGCAGCTAGTGCGGTTTTATTATGGGCATTGTGGTACGGTTATTACATGTACGGCGATATCTCATATGGACGACTGAATAAGATTCCTTTTGTAGAAGTACAATGGTACCATGCTATGGCGCCAGCAGTGCTACTATTATTGACACGGGTCGGTGTACCTGTATCAACATCCTTCTTAGTGTTGAGTGCTTTCGCAAGTACTTTTGTGCTAGAAAAGATGTTGATGAAATCAATGATGGGCTACGTAGTTGCAGCCACAGCAGCATATGCTATTTGGTATGTAGTATCAAGATGGTTAATGGATGAAAACAAGCCAGTTAACGAAGCACACAAACCTTATTGGCGAGTAGCACAATGGGTAACAACAGGCTTCCTATGGTGGACTTGGTTAAGCCATGACATGGCTAACATTGCAGTGTTCCTACCTAGAGAACTAGACATTCCATTAATGCTTATGATTAGTGTAGTGTTTGTAGGTGGCTTGGCATTTATGTTCCGTGAAGGCGGCGGCAAGATCCAAAAGATTGTACTTGAGAAACACAACACTCGTTACATTAGAAGTGCAACGATTATTGATTTAGTTTACTGGGCAATACTATTCTTCTTCAAAGAGTTGAATGATATTCCAATGAGTACAACATGGGTGTTCGTAGGCTTGTTAGCAGGACGCGAGTTTGCTATTGCATCGTTTATGGGCAAGAAGAAAACAAAGTCAGTGTTCCCAATCGTGGGCAAAGACTTTGGCAAGATGATGATTGGGTTGAGTGCTAGTTTAGCAATCGTACTATTAATTCATTACGTTATTGTTCCACTAGGACTATAACAAAGGAAAGGCAGTGTGCGACGGCACTGTCTTTTTTCTTGACTTCTATACTAAAGGTAGTATAATTACATTATGAGAATACTTATAGCAGGATATGGTATGGTGGGCAAAGCTCATCATGAACTATTAAAAGAACAGCACGATGTTGAAATTTATGATCCTGCATTGGGTTATAAACATCTTAAAGCCCCTGACGCTGTAATTGTATGCGTAAGCACACCGTCACGTAAAGATGGTGCGTGTGAAATGAAGAATGTGTATGAGGTTATCGAAACATCACCTAATGTTCCTATCCTAATTAAAAGCACAATCAGTGTAGAAGGTTGGAACATGCTGAAGGATGCGTTTCCTGATAAAAGCATTGCATTCTCTCCAGAGTTCCTACGTGCCGCAAGTGCGGTAGAAGACTTAAAGAACATGAGCCTAATGCTTATAGGCGGAGATGATACTTGCTTTTGGAAGGATGTGTTTGAGGTTAACATAGAGATTGCTGAGCCACACGAGCTTATCCTAGCCAAGTATGCTCGCAACAGTTTCCTTGCACTAAAGGTTGCGTTTTTTAATCAAATGTATGATTTGTGTGATGCACTAGACGTTGAGTATTCGGCAGTTGCACACTACACAACAATGGACGAACGCATCGGCGACAGTCATAGTTTTATCACTGATGAACGTGGGTTTGGCGGACATTGTTTTCCTAAAGACACAGCAGCACTCATAAAAACAGCGCAACGTGACAATGTTGATATGAGTATTTTAAAAGAAGCAGTAAAGTATAATAACATTATCAGAAAGGATAACGATTGAAGATGAAAATCATTACGGGAAATGCTAACCCTAAACTAGCACAAGAGATCGCAGACAATACATTTGCAGCTCTAGTTCCTGCAAAAGTCAGCACCTTTGCTGACGGGGAAACCAGTGTAGAGTTTTTAGATAACATTCGAGGTGATGATGTGTTTATTATACAAAGTACATCGTCTCCTGTAAACGATAGTCTAATGGAACTATTGATTATGATTGATGCTGCTAAACGTTCAAGTGCTAGACGTATTACAGCAGTTATTCCTTACTTTGGTTATGCTAGACAGGACCGTAAAAGTGCAAGTCGTACACCTATTACAGCAAAACTAATTGCTAACTTGCTAACAACAGCAGGAGCAGATAGGATCCTTACAATGGATCTACACGCAGGACAGATACAGGGCTTCTTTGATATTCCAGTAGATGACTTAACAAGTCGTTTGGTATTTGCTAAAGATATTAAACGTCATGTTGGTACAGAAGATACAGTATTTGTATCGCCGGACGCAGGCGGCGCTGTAAGAGCTCGTAAGTTTGCAGACATGTTTCACGCAGACATTGCTATTGTAGATAAGATGCGCCCGGAAGCAGGTAAGAGCGAAGTAATGAATTTAATTGGTAATGTTAAAGGTAAACATGCTATCCTAGTAGACGACATTATTGATAGCGGCGGAACATTATGTAAAGCTGCTCAAGCTATTATGGATGCCGGAGCACTTTCAGTTCGTGCATATATTACACATGGTGTGCTATCAGGCGAAGCTTGTAATAAGGTTGAAAAGAGTGTACTCGATGAACTAGTAATCACTGACAGTATTGCAGATCGTTGTCCTAAAAATTGCAAAAAGACACGACAGGTTAGTGTCGCGCCTTTGTTTGGTGAAGCAATTCGTAGAGTAACTAACGAAGAGTCAGTGTCTAGTCTGTTTGGTTAAACTTTTCAAGATTAGCAATGTAATGTGTCATTGAGTGGTCGGAGAAGTTATCAACTCCGCCAGCTTTGAGACCCATAACAAACCCACGCCAGCGATCCTTTGCACGTTGCCAACCTGACATTTTGCGAACATCTCCGTATGCATTCATATAATGTTCTGTACCGTGATGTGTGTAGCCCATTAAGCGTAGCGGTACACGGGTAACAATGTCATTGTTGTTTACCCAACGATGATGGTTGACTCCCAAGTGTACAACATAACCTCTCCATCCCACTCTTGGTGACCCATAGGTGTAAAGTTCTTGTGGATCAGGAACTGCTGCTTCATACATACAACGACTTGCCATAATAGTTGCCATTGCTGCACCTAAACTATGTCCACAGAACCAAAGTGCTTGCTTGGGCGGCTTTGCTGCTAGATCTTCTAACACCATTGGCCATAGTTCATCTACTTCTGCTTTGAAACCTTGATGCACACGACTTACTGTTTCTGCTACAACAGGCACAGCTTTTAGATCTGCACTAATGTCGTTCCATTCTGTTGGCTGTGTACCACGACATGCAATAACCATGTCATCTTTGTTTGCAAATCGATATGCCTGTGCGCCGTCTCGATTGTAGAATTCAACAGTTGTAAACCCTAATTCTTTTACTTGCTTTTTTACGTCTTTGATGTTATCATTATATGAAATCTCTGCTAACTTAGCAAACAACAAGGAACGTTCTTTAAAATTCATATTTGTTATTGACATTTGTGCCCTCCAATGTTTGTAATATTTATATGTAACGTAAACTAAATACAGTATAGGAATAGTAAACATGAAAAAACGTACTAGAAGTATACTTGAAGAACTTAATAATGTGCATGGACGCAAAGACAGCGACCATCTTATCGATGCGACGGCTAATAATATTATTGAAAGTGCAATTAATTTATTAAGTAGGATTCATTCTACATATGATGCTGACACAGCAGGTGAATTAGAAAGACGTTTTATTAACAGTATTAAATCAAACGATCCACGTAAATTCAAACGCAGTATAACAAGAATTATTGAAGGCAAGAAAAATGACAATTCTTAAAGAAGGTGGTAACATATTTAAAACTGAGCAAGGTCCTATTACACAGCGTATCGCTACAAAGGATGTTCAGTCTTCAATTGACTTTATTGAAAAGATTACAGGCTTAACCTTTGACGAAGAAGATTGGTTAGGCACAACTGGAAAGAAAAATGATCCAGACGGCGAGTTTGAAAAGAATAGCTCAGGCGATTTAGATCTAAACACAGATGCAAACAAGGTAAGCAAAGAACAATTGATTGCTAAACTAAGTGCATGGCTCAAGAGTCAAGGTGTTCCAGAAGAAGATATAATGAATGTAGGTCGTAAAAAGACTGACGGTTGGATCAAAGATGCAGGCGATCAAGTACACTTCCGTACACCTATTTCAGGCAGTGACAAGAATGGTTATGTTCAAACAGACTTTATGTTTACAACCAATCCTGACTTCCAGCGTGGAGCCAAGCGTGGAGGCACAGCACAGTTTGGCGGCACAGATAGAGCTATATTGCTATCGAGTATTGCAAGAGGACGTGGACTGAAGTTTAGTCCTAAATTTGGTTTAGTTGATCCTGCTAAGGGCGACGAAGTAGTTGCTGACACTTGGGACAAGATTGCACCAGTACTACTAGGCAAAGGCGCAAAAGAAGCAGACACTCATACAGTTGAAACAATGCTCGCCAAACTCAAAGGTGATCCTAACTATGATGAATTAATTGCTCCTTGGAAAGAAGCAATGGAGAAAGCAGGCAAACAAGTACCCGAGTCTGCTCCAACAGGATATGCTACACTAGAAGACAAGCAACTTGCACGTATCAAAGAACTCAGCGGCAACATGGGAAATGTTGTTATGTCCAGTGGAGCATTTAATAGATGAGATTCCAAGAGTTCCGTACAGTGCTTACCGAAGCAGCTAAGGTGGGTAGAGAATACCAACACCTAGAGGATCTTGTGTTTGTCAAAGGATCCAAAGGTGCTCTTGAAGCAGCAGATATTTTAGATAAACTAGGAACTGACAGTTCAGACGTTGCAATCAAATGGGACGGCAATCCTACTATCTATTGGGGACGTGAGCCAGATGGTACATTTGTACTAGTAGGCAAGAACGGCTGGGGCAAAAACAAATCAACTAGCTCACAAGACTTATCACGTTTTATACAAAACTCAGGCAAAGGTGTAGATGAAGAACCGTGGCGCAAAGACTTTGGCGAGGAAATGGCTGAAGTGTTTGAACTTATGAAGTCAGCAACACCTCCTAACTTCCGTGGATATGTGTATGGCGATTTGTTGTACAGTCCACGCAAGCCGTTTACAGCAGTAGATGGCGCAGTAGAATTTGAACCAAATCTAGTCAAGTACACAGTTGACACGAATGGCCCACTCGGCGAGCGCATAGCGAACTCAAAAGTGGGTGTAGTAGTTCACACAAAACTTGAAGAGTTTGGTTCAAAGTCGGCTACTCCTTTTAAAGATGTACAAGAACTTAATAGTCCAGATGTAGTAGTACTAGGACAAACTTATGTTACACATCAACCTAAAGTTGATACATCAGAAGTTAAAAGTATTAGAGCAGCAGCAGAAAAGAGCGCACAAGCAATTGACACGTTCTTACAAGGTACACAGGGTCTAAGCAATCCTGCACAAATTATATACACTTATGTAAATCATATGACACGTACTCAGCAGCTAAAGAACATTGACAAAGGGTTCTTTGATTGGCTAAGTACTTCTAAAGTAAGTCAAGGACAGCAAGCAAAACTTGCAGCAATGAATGAAGAAAATCCTCGTGCATTACCTGCGCTGTTTGGACTTGTAAAACAGATTATGTCTGCTAAAGATCATATCATAGATCAATTAGACGATGCTGACGCAGACGTTAAGGCAACAACAAAAGGCGAGAAGGGCGGCGAAGGTTACGTAGCTCTTGGATCAAAGACTAAGCTAGTGCCACGTACACGCTGGCAACCAAATTAAGGAAGTAGACAAATGAAAATTAATGAAGTAACAGAATCAAGGATGGAAACGCCACCAGCGCATAAGAAACTGGCAAACATCGGTAGAGCATTGATGACTCACAGCGAAACTGCATCAATGAAAGGTAAAGATGACAATCAGATTAGAATGTATAATCAAATGTCAGCACTCGGCAACACGCTAACAAAATTTGGAACAACATTTGGTCCAAAGAATTTAAAAGACGTAATGGCTGAAACAGAATTAGATGCAGCAGCAATTAAAGCACTACTAGCATTTGGCGAGAAGTTAGCAGCAAAAGGTGTCGCTCCTAAAGTAGCAGATCCTGAACCACAAGAGCCAGAGGATGACGAGTTTGCAGCACCAGATGATGATGAGATTGCACGTCAGGCAGACAGAGCAGCTAGATAATGACTGAAAAGTTTACCGCAGCACAGTGGGCAGAAATCGAAGGCGGACATGAAGTTACGCCTAGCAAGGAAGAGCCTTATTCTTTCTTGAGAGATCTGCACGAGTCACGTATGACTAAAGATAATGGTAGCTCACAAAAGCTAACCTATTCTGACTGTGGTGAACGAGCATACCTAACGCTACTAGCATTGGAAACAATGCGCCAGTACCCAGACTTTAAAGACTATGTACAGCGTTATGCAAAGAAGACTGCGGGCTTTGAACTATACAAAATGTATCGCATCATGGGCACCGACCTCTACAACTTTATCTACTTCCTTGTAGGAGACGGCAAAGCACAAGATAAACTCAAAGACCCAGACAGTGCAAAACGTATGCGAGCTAACACAAAGCTACCCACAGCAGCAATTAATAGATATATTAATGCAGTCGCACAAGGCAAAGAACCAACACAAGTAAACAGTATGTTTATGGCTATTGAGAGTGCGCTTAAAGTAACCAACAGTGATTACAAAGCAATACGCAGAAACTTAATGAACTTTGCACGTTTAACTAAAGCAGAGAAGCGTTTGATATCCACACGCCTTATCTTTGCAGTCCGTGCTAAACTACGTAGTTCAGATATCATTGAAGACTTTGAAAAGTTTGCAGCAGTTAAGAACTTAGAAAAAGCAAGTGTAATAGATCCAGAACCAACTGTATCAACACCTGATTTAAGCACTACAGGCGCTGAACTAGCACTATACAGATACCTAGTAGGCGACAAGAATCTAGCACTAACCAAGAAGTTCTTAGAGCAAGCTAAAGACGGTAAAGCAGCAAGTGCAAACATGGTACAAGCATATATGCCAGCTATTAAAATGATAGATGATATTGTCAAAGGCGGCCCAGCAGCAGTACAACAGCTAAGAGCACTACATAAGAGAGCCAAAAGAAGCTAATTGTCAGCTATTTTCTTCTATAAATGATAAATAATATTATACAAAACGTAAGAGAATACGTTTTGCCATTAGATCATAGGAGAATATAAAATGGCTTCAGTAACAAAAGCAAACGGCGTAAACGTAGTTGCAGGTAACGGTCTAGGACCAAACACACGCATTCTATCGCTATCAAAAACAGCAATCACAACAACTGCAATTGCAGACCTTAACGCAGCAGTAGCAGCATTAGCAGCTGGTGGTACAGCAGGTACTGACGATGCAGTAACAATCGCAGGTGTTGCATTTACAGGTGCAGACGTTGCACACGTTGCAGTACAAGGCACAGGCGTATTAACACCTGGCGCAAACTACCGTGGTGTTACAGGCGTAACAGCAGCACTAGTTGCAACGTTTGAAGACTAATTCCTTACTACCTTAGGAACCGTGATTGCTTACACAGGCGTCACACTAAAGAGTCACTTTTTAAGTGGCTCTTTTTTTATGACTTAAATACTGTATGAGATTTAGATTATACACACTAATAGACATAACTGAAACAGCCGCTCGCCGTGGCGAAGATCCTAAACAATTCCGTCAACAACAGAATTTTTTAACAGTTATGCAAACAATAGGACTGAGAGTTAATCCAACTTATGTATCGACTCCTGAAATTGTAAATGACACTCCTAGTAAATATAATCTAGGCACAACATTCAAAAACAAACAAAATATATGGAAGTATGCATTTGATATAGAATATGAAGGTGCATTAGATGTTGATACACTTAATAGTGACTTCGATCTCATACCAATCATTACAGATTTAGATGAAACAGCAAAGTTTGAAAATGCACATTTCATTACCAAAAATCCTAACTTATGTAACATATTTTTTGAAGTTGATGATAAATACTGATGTAGGACAACTACATCTAGGCATTCATAATACACAACTAAAAGGCCAACCGCGAGTTTACTTTACCCTTAACGGAGATATGAATGTCTGACATTAATCAAACAACATCACTAGAGAAAGAAAGTCTAGAAGCACACGTAGACCTATGCGCTTTACGTTATAGCAATCTTGACAATCGTTTAAGTACTGTTGAACGCACTCTTGTTGCTATACATGAAGACATCAA